GTGGCCGTGATGGGCGCAGCGCTGGCTGCCGGGGCGTCGATGGTCCAGGCCGCTCTACTAGCGAACGTGGCCGCCGGGTATGTGGTTGGCGAACAAGGCACGGCAAGCTGCCCGATAAACTGGCTGCTTCACTATGCCGAGCAAGACGATTTGGCGAACGGTGGCCGCGTTGATAACGATTTGCTGGCATGCTATACGGCACCATAAATCACGAGGTGGCGCATGAAACAAAAACGGCCAGACGGTTATCCCTGCCACCAGTGCGCACCGCGTGACTGGCGCAACGTCCCCAACGTGACCGGGGACTATGATCTAGATGCAACGATTCTGAATCGAACGAATGGCGACATGCGTGCACGTTTGGAGTTGTACGTCCGTCCGAAGGCAGCCAGCTATGGCTATCTGACTGCGTACAACGGCTATCACAATTACCAAGGAGACAGCTAGATGAAATCGATGAAATCTAAATCGGGCAGCGGGTACAAAATGGTCGAAGATGCGATGCCAGCGGCCAAGATGAAGGCGAAGAAGAAGGACCAGAGCACGCCCAAAATGACGAAGCCGGCCAAGTACGAAAAGTCGTCGACTAAGACCAAAAGCTAATGCCTCTGAAAAAAGGCAAAAGCAAAAAGACTATCTCGGCCAATATCAGGACCGAGATGGGTCGTGGCAAACCGCAGAAACAGGCCGTCGCGATTGCTCTGCGCACTGCCGGCAAGCCCAAACCGAAGGGGATGTAAATGGCTAATCTGTCAGTGGGGCGTGGTGAAAAACTTTCAACCAAATCCGGAGCGGGCCTAACCGCAAAGGGACGGGCGAAGTACAACCGAGAAGAAGGCAGCAACCTGAAAGCGCCAGCGCCAAACCCCAAGACAGAGGCAGACAAGGGCCGCAAGGCCAGCTTCTGCGCTCGGATGAAAGGCGTTGTGGCTAACGCAAAGGGCGACGCGCCTAGAGCCAAGGCAAGCCTGAAACGGTGGAACTGCTCATGAAGCCGGGTCTGTATGCCAACATCAATGCGAAGCGCAAACGCATTGAGGAAGGTAGCGGTGAAAAGATGCGTAAGGTTGGCTCAAAAGGAGCACCGACAGCCGCGGCGTTCACCCAGTCTAAAAAAACCGCCAAGGCCACGGCAAAAACCAAGAAATGATTCGCAAGATGGAAGCAACCCGATGAGTGACGAACTGGAAACGATTTATAAGGCGGCCCAGGTGGTGAGCCACGCAGCAGGTTTGCAAGCCGTGTTTGAGGCCGGCGTGCGGTCAACTCTGGTGGTGCCAGAGGAACAACTGGAGGCTGCCGAAGTGGTGGCAGACCAGCCGGTGGATCCGTCTCCGGACGTTGTGGCTTCCCGAAAAGCGTCAAAAGCTTGACGTTCGTTTCGAATGGCTTCCAAGGGCGGGCAGAAGGGGAACGATAACGCGTCGCGCGGCGCACGAGTCCGGCAGTCTCTAGAGCGGGCACTGGCTCGTCTCGGCGGGACTGTCGACAAGGGCTTGGACCGCGTGGCCGACCAGATTGTGGGCTTGGCCGTTGAGGGTGAACAGTGGGCGTGCACCATGATTGCTGACCGGCTGGACGGCAAGCCGCACACCACTATTGAAATGGCAGTAACCGACGAGAGGCCCACGGCGCTCAATGCAGAACAGCTCGCAGACAAACTCGCAGCCGCTCTCGCAGGTAGAGCACCAGCTGCGGAACACACGATTCAGTGACCTGCTCACGGTCTGGGATGCGCTAGACGGGCGCGGCTCGGACCATGCGGCAATGCGCTGGCTGGCCACGGTCGACCGCTATTATCTGCTAGTCAAATTGCTGGGCCGCACTGACGTCTGGCATCCGTGGCTCTATGAGCGATGCCGGCAGGTTGAACTGCACCCGGACAACCACCTCGACCTATGGGCGCGTGAGCACTACAAGTCGACGATCATAACGTTTGCCGGAATCATCCAAGAGATTCTGAAAAGCCCAGAAATTACGGTCGGCCTGTTCTCGCACACTAAGCCCATCAGCAAAGCTTTCCTAGCTCAAATCAAACGCGAGTTTGAGGGCAACGAACTGCTTAAAAGCCTGTTCCCTGATGTTCTCTGGGGCAACCCGCAGAAGGAAGCGCCAGTGTGGTCGCTCGACGCTGGCATCGTAGTCAAGCGCCAGGGCAACCCGAAGGAGGCCACGATTGAGGCTCACGGCTTGGTCGACGGACAGCCGACGTCTAGGCATTTCGCGCTCCGGGTTTACGATGACGTCGTGACGCTGGAATCCGTCAGCACGCCAGAACAGATCACCAAGACCACCGAGGCGTGGTCCATGAGCGACAACCTAGGCACGGCTGGTGGACGCTGGTGGCACATCGGCACCCGCTACAACTTTGCCGACACCTATGCGCACATCATGGGCACAGGCATCGTTCCCAGAATCCATCCGGCCACGCACGACGGCACGAAGGACGGCAGGCCGGTCTTGTTTTCCGAAGAAGAATGGGAGCGCAGGCTGCGCACTCAGCTTGAGGCCACCATTGCTTGCCAGATGCTACAAAACCCGCTGGCCGGCACTCAGCGCTGGTTTAACCCTGAAGACTTGCAGACCTACGAAGCGCGACCAGAGACGCTGATGTGCTATCTCATGATCGACCCGGCACGTTCCAAGAAGAAAGGCTCGGCCAATACTGCGATGGCGGTGATTGGCATCGACTTCCAAGGCAACAAGTATTTGCTGGACGGATACGACCACAAAATGGACCTTCTCGAGCGCTGGACCCATATGCGCGACCTCTGGCGCAAATGGCGAGTGGCACCCGGCATAGTGGGCATCAAGGTTGGTTATGAACGGTTCGGCGCGATTGCCGACATGGACTACTTTGAGGAGCGAATCAGGACTGAGAACGTGCAGGGACTCAGCATCGACCCGCTAGAGTGGCCGCACGACAGTCCCGGCTCTAAAGATGACCGCGTGCAGCGCCTGCTACCAGACATCAGGAACCATGCGTTCTTCTTGCCGAGAGAGCCAGAAGACGACGAGCCAGATTTAAGCCCACAGCAGGTGCGCATGATTGCCCAGGGCTACGATTACCGCATTGCCAAGCCCATCGTGTACCGTGATGAAAACGGCCAGCTGTACAACCTGAGCGAGCGTCTCAAGATGCAGGTAGCGTATTATCCGTTCTGTGGGCTTAAAGACTTGATCGACGCGGTGTCTCGCATCTACGACATGGACCCGCGTGCACCCGAATATATTGATTCCGACATCATGGAACCGGAGTACAGCTAGATGGCTCAACAGACGATCAACGTAGGCACCGTGGCCGGCGACAACACCGGAGATCCTGGGCGAACTGCGTTCCAAAAAATAAACAGCAATTTTACTGAGCTATATACCAGCGCCACTTCAGTCATCACTAACGTTCAAGCGTTTGGCGCTACCGGAACCGGCGTATCAGACGACACCGCCGCTATCGTAGCCGCCATCACTGCGGCGCAAGCATCTGGTGGTGTACTGTTTTTCCCGCGAGGGAAATACCGTGTGACAACAGGAAACATCAGCATTTCTGGCATCACGTTGGTTGGCTGTGGCACTCCAGAATTCGGCAACACTTACGACGACAATTCGTCTGTTATTTTGTTGGATTCCACAACGGTCACGCCATTTATTCTTGGGCTTGGATGGAACATTAGCGGGCTGACGTTTCTCTATCCCAATCAAGACGGCACAGCCGCTACGCCAATCGTGTACCCACCGCTGTTCACAGGCACTTATGTGGCCGGCGGCATCATGAACAACGTCACCGTTTTGAACGCTTATCAAGTGTTCAAATTTACTTCTGGCACTGCCATCGGTGATTTTCGTTTAGACCAATGCCGCATGTATGGCATCGATAAAGTGTTTTGGTTTCTTCAGGGCGCGCCAGAAGTCATCAACGTCAGCGACTGCATTTTTTCCCATGGAATTTTTGTTCCTTCTTATGTGCCGAATGTGTATTTACGGGATTACACAAGCGCAAGCGGCGAGTTTGTGCGGATAGACGTTGCAGCTTCAAGCAAGACTTCAGTTGATGGGTTTAACCTAAACCAATCATTGGTTTATGGGTATAGGTACGGCATCCGAGTGCTTTCTGGAATTTTAAGCGTTAGCACCATTAACAACAATTGGTTTGACCAAGTACGCACGGCTCTTTCTGTTGAGACTCCTGGAACTATTGCCAACACCCGCTGGACAGGAAATTACCATTGGTCTATGAGGCCCGGTTTTGTTTCGGGAACGCCAGGAACGTATGGTTACAACACTACAGACCCAACCATATTTTCCAGTGCATCAGGCGGCGGTGGGAACTTGCTTATTTTTGACAATGATTTTGTTTGGAGTCAAGGCAGCCACATTTCGTGGACTGCTGCGTCATTTGCAGACGTAAAAATTACAGACAACAGGTTTCGTAGTTGGGGCAAAGACGCTGTAAGCGCACCTACTAGTTATTATGGCATTAGCGCAACAGATGGAACATTAAACGGCTCAATTGGCCTTAATAAATTTCAGCCAACTGGCGGCGTAATTGCACACAACAGGAACGGAATTGGTATTGGAAATGCGGCGGATATTGCAATTGTTACCAACGAGTTTGACGATTGTTATTTACCAATTTGGATTATTGCCGCAACCCGAGTGCGTATATTAGCTAACACTAGCACTGGATCTACTTTTTCGGCTGCGTTGAAAAATGACGCAGCCGCAGGTGTTTTGCAATCAAGTGCAAACCGTTGGGATAAAGCGCCAACCGGGCCAAGCGGCGCGCCTTCTTTTAGCGCAAACGCCGGCACTCAAACATTCACTGGCGCAAAAACTCAAGCCACGTTTACAAACGCAGAACCGTTTGACCGTGACGTCAATTTTGCGTCCAGCACGTTCACGGCACCATCAACTGATGATTACGAATTTGATGTTCAGCTTGCCAACACTACTGGCGTGACCGTTGGCGATGTTTGGGTATTGACGATTGAACAAACTGGCGGTGGGGCTGCGAAGTTTGCAAGTTCTGTTTATATCACCGCTAATTTAGCCGTATCGTCTCCGTTGAGTTGTTCGGCCACATTTAGTTTGACCGTCGGCGATACCGTTATTGCATACGTCACGCGAGTTTCTGGAACAGGAAACTATGTGACGATCAACGACGCCGGCTACAACACGTTTACCGGCAAGCGGATTCCATACTGATGACCTCCCGGCTGTTGTTTGAACTTGAGCACCTGCTAATTGCCCTTGCGGTGCAGGCTGTATTGGGCTGGCTAACCGGCAACTGGTGGATAGGAGCGGCGTTGATGTCAGGCGTTCTGATGGGCCGCGAACACGCCCAAGCCGAGTACAAGTGGATTGAACATTACGGCCAAGGGCGGCGCGCCAACCTGCCTTGGTGGGGTTGGGCCGACCGGCGTGTGTGGGACGTTCATTCGTGGTGGTGGAATCTGACGCTCCCAGTGTTGGCCGTCGTCGCAGTCGCTGGAGTAATAACTTATGGCGTATAGCAACGCATGGCAGAACCACGACGACTTCACTGCCGACAGCGTTTTGATCAACGCCAGTGGTTCGCCAGGCTATGTCACCAGCCCTAGCACACCATCATCTGGTGGCACTTATGCGCAGTGGACGGCAGATGGTTACTTCAGCACGTACCTTTATCCGCCGGCAATTCAGCAGCGTGGCGTGCCGGACAGCCTTGGCCTAAACGTCACATCTCGGCAATTCTCTTGGAAGGAGATGGCAATCCGTGCGTGGGGTTCGGAGTTCAACGCACCCGACCATAGGGTTTATGAGTTTTCCAACGGACGCGGATTTGATTCAACCGACCGGGGCGATACCGGCTTTTACGAACCAGTGGTGAACTGATGCGAATTCTTGAGAAAGGCGACGCGGCAGAGCGTTCCCAGATGGAGCTGGCGATGGATGTCGGCAAGGCTTTGATGGAGCACTACCCTAACCATCCGTGGGTGGTGGGTTTTCAAGGAGGCGGCATCGTGATTCGTCATCTGGTGATTGCTGGGGCCGTGGCCGAGGAAATTGGGCGAGAAGGGTTTGCCAGCCTGTTGCCGAAAGACAAGCTTGGCACGCCGAAGGAAGTTCAGCGCTCGGCGGTGGAGTTCGGTGGGCAGTTGCTGGAAGCGTTTGGCTTAAAGCGCGGCGCTTGGCACGGTGAGCTGCCGATTGTTCCTGTGTCTTGGCGGTTCCGACAGGAGAAGGGTTTTACATGAGCGAGAGCACCCAGTCGCGGCCGCAGCCGCCAAGCATCAAAGACCCGAAAGAGGCTGATGTAGACCTCTGGTATGCGGCGTCAGAAGAAGATGACGGCGGCCCGCAGCCTGAGCAGTACGACGATGATGACATGGAGTTTGATTCCGATCAGCCCAACTGGTCGCGACGAGCCAAAGATGCTTGGCGCTTCTCCACATCGTTTGTGGACTCCAACTACCGCAGCCTATGGGATGACTCAATCCGTGCGTTCAACAATCAGCACGCATCGGACAGCAAGTACAACAGCGAGATTTTCCGCAAGCGCTCGCACATGTTTGTGCCGAAGACCCGCGCCATCATTCGCAAGAACGAGGCGGCAGCGGCGGCGGCATTCTTCAGCAACATGGATCGCATCAGCGTCACTGCGCAGAACCAGAACGACCAGCAGGAACGTGTTTCGGCTGAGGTAATGCAGCAGCTGTTGCAGTACCGGCTAACGAAGTCTATTCCGTGGTTCCAAGTCGTGATGGGCGGTATGCAGGACGCGCAGACGCAGGGCGCTGCCGTGGCGCATGTGCATTGGCGCTACTCAATGAAGCGCGATGCCAAGGGCAAGATAGTGCCGAATGAGGACAAGCCGTGCGTGGACCTCATCCCGATTGAGAACTTCCGGTTCGACCCGTCTGCGCAGTGGACGGATCCGATCAATTCAAGCCCGTATGTAATCCATGTTATCCCGATGTATGTCGTGGACGTCAAGAACCGCATGGCGCGGCCAGACCCGAAAGGCCGGCAGTGGAAGGAATATCCAGACTCCGCACTGGTAGCGACGTCTGACGATGATTCAACTCGGCGAACTCGCGTGGGGAACCAGCAAGACCCGGCGCTTGAACGGCGCTCTGTGTCCGACTACGACATCTGTTTCGTGCACCGGCATATTCACCGTTGGAACGGCACCGATTATGAGTTCTATACGCTCCGCAGCGATCGGATGCTGACGGACCCGGAACCGTTAGAGCAGACCGTGTTTCACGGGAAACGGCCCTACGTCATGGGCATGATGTTGCTGGAGACGCACAAGCCATTGCCAACTCCGTTGCCTCAGCTGGTTAAAGACCTGCAAGAAGAAATCAACGAGATCAAGAATCAGCGCATGGATAACGTGAAGTTTGTGCTGAACAAGGGCTACTTCGCGAAACGCGGCAAGAACGTAGACCTCCCGGCGCTCGTGCGTAACGTGCCAGGGCGAGTGGTCCTGATGGACAACCCGCAAGAGGATGTGGTTGAGAACCAATGGCAGGACGTCACGCAGTCGGCTTACCTAGAGGAAGACCGGAACACTGCGAACTTTGACGAGCTAGTGGGCAACTTCAGCAGCGCCAGTGTGCAAACCGCAAGGTCACCTCGTGAGCCTGCGAGATCGATGACGCTGTTACAGGCTCCGGCCAACATGCTGACTGAGTATGCACTCATGACGTACTCAGAGACGTTTGTGGTGCCCATCCTGCGTCAGCTGGTGTTGCTTGAGCAGGCTTACGAGACAGACCAGAACATTCTGAATCTTGCTGGCCAGAAGTCTAAGCAGTTCCAAAAGTTCGGCATGGACAGAGTGACAGACGACCTGCTTGAAAAAGAAATGGTCGTGAACGTCAACGTTGGCATGGGCAACACGGATCCGGTAACCAAGATGCAGAAGTTCTTGGCCGGCATCAATTCGTTTGCGGCCATCTCGGCGCGTCCACCGCCGGGCATGAACTTGTCAGAAGTCTGGAAGGAAATCGCAGCGTTATCTGGATATCAGGACGGCGAGCGCTTCACCTTGGGCAACGATCCAGAAGTAGCAAAGCTCCAGCAGCAGAACCAGCAGCTGATGCAGGCAATCCAGAAACTGTTAGCCGAGCGCAAAGACAAGTCAGAAGCGAATCAGGTCAAGATCGACACCAATCGAGAAAACAACATCGTCAAACTGCTTTTGGCCGACAAGGAATACGAGCAGCAGAATGTTCAGATGTACGCGAAGCATCTGGCTCTAAAAGATTTGGCAGAAGGTAAGCAGCCCATGCAAGCCCCAGTAGGAGTGCCACCGGCAGGCGGGCAGCCTGTTCCGCAGCCTCAAAGCCCAGCGCAAGCCATGCCAGGACAAGGGATGCCGGGCGTTGAACAAATGGGGGCCATGCAGCGATGAGAAACCTCGACCCATCCGACCCGGTAGTGAATTCGGCTGTGTTTGGCAAACAGGTTGAGGACTTTATTCGTAGCGACATCGGCGCATATTTGTTGAAGAAATGCGAAGAAGAGGAAGAAACAGCTTCTGAGAAACTGATCACAGAAGCTCATCTGATGAGCATCAAAGACATTCTGGCGGAACAATCCGTCATCACACGGGCGCGGTCATTCCGCGATTGGCTGGCGTATGCAGTGCAGGACGGCCTGCAAGCGCTCAACATGTTAGAGGGGGAACAGTGAGCAAGCGAAACAAATCACAAACACAGAACGACGAGGCACCGTTAATGCGGGCCAGCCGTAGTGAAGATGAAATCCGGCGCTTAGAGGATGCCAAAAAGGCAAACGAAGAACGCAACAATGAGCGGCTGGAACGTCTCAACGCTATCGCTAATCAGGCCGACGATCGCAAGCGCGAACTCGATGGCCTAGACGACGTTGAAGAAGAAACGTGGCAGGACCGGGAAGAGCAGGACGATTCTGCTCCAGACACCGAGCCTGAAGACGTCCAAGAGGCGCGGCAGCATGGGGCTGACGATGTGCGCCAGACCAACGGCGAGACGTATTACCGAATCATCGTGAACGGCCAAGAGCGGTGGTTGTCGCTCCAGCAGTTGCGCGAAACC